TATATTGGTAAACCTTATCCAATGGTATATGGATTTGTTGATAAATCACCAATTATTCCTGAATCAATAGGTGAGGAAGAGACAGGTAGTGAAGAATTGGAAAAATTAACTAAATTTAATATTGATAAAAAAAATAGAATAATCGAAGGAATTTGGGAAACACCTGCTGGAAATTCTTATGGAAATGAGTTTTTATCAACTAGTCATCCACTAGTAATGGATGGTTGGATGAAATCTATTGGTTCTTTATCAGTTTATGATGATGGATTTTTTCCTATACCACAAAAATTAAATTATGAAGGTGATAAAGAATGGTCATATGAACTAAATGGTATTACAGATACTGACGATGATGACTATAAAAAGATTACTTTTAATATAGATAATCTTTATGAGTTTAAACAATCTGATGGAGAATCTTCAGCTTCAATAGAAATTAATTCTGGAGCATTAATAGACGAAGAAGATTTACAAGGTTTACCTAGTCGTGTTTATCGACCTATTGACAAAATTGAATGTTTTACTTTTAATGATACTAGTACTCAAGATGTTGATTCTTTTAATAGAATATACGGCTTTACAGGTTACGATATAGATACTGGAGCAGCAGGAGATTGGAAACCTTGGGATTGGGATAGTTCTGGGATTGATGGTGATAGTCCTTATTTAAATAATTGGAACGATGGCGATCAAACTTGGTGGCAGCCAACTGATTGTAATGAAAATACAAATTTTGGTGTAACATATAATGTTGATAATAATTGGGTTACTGATGATTATGATGGTTCATTTCCTGTTGATAGATTACAAGATGGTGGTCGAGATAGAGGAATGTATTTATCAGGTAGGAATGTTGAAGGACCTAGAGGTGAAGGTAATCGTTCAGGAATGTCTAATATTAAAATATTTTTTAATACAGGTGTAGCTAGTTTTCCTTGTTCTACTAAATACATTTATGATGCCTCTTATCATAGTTTTAGTGGTATGCAGGGTGGAGCATTTGATAATTTAAAAGTTCCATATCCAGCTAAGTTTTGGACAGGAGAATCTACTCCTATTTTTGAAGAACCAGATGTATATGCAACTAATGCAGAAGTATTAACAAGTTTTTATACATTTCCTGATATTGGAAATACAAGTTTTCAGCATATTAACTATGAAGGACAAAATGGTACAGAAGATTCAATGCTGAAACGAATGGGTTTTGCAGAATCTAATTCTTGGACTGAAACAAATTCATTTTATAGTATTAAATTTGGAATACCACAATTTGATCAGCAAGGTACTAGTATTGGAAATGATAGAGGATATGTTTCTGTACAATTATTTAATTTTTATTTATTACAAGATGTAGTTGTAGACAAACCTTTTGATAAAGATTTTTTTATTGATGTTGCAGGTAGAGTTGGTATTAATCCAGATAATGTAAATGCCACTTTATTGTGGGTCCACGAACACGGATATTATGAACCTATGGAATCAGATATGTATAGCTTTATTATTTCTTATGAAGGCGATTTTATTAAAGAAGGTGATGCTGTAACAATATTTGATTCACAAAATAATATATTGTATTCAGAAATAATTGTAGATGATATTGGTGAAGATTTTCAAGATAATGAAGGGCATTGGTTTGGTGTTACTGCTGTATTTGACAATAATTTTTCTATTGAAGTAGGAGAACAATTAAAAGTTAGCACTCCTACTGTAATAACCTCACCACAAAGTATAGTTAAAGATATTTTAGAAGATGAACTTGGTTATTTGCCAAAAAACATTAAATTAACAGATGAAATAGATCCTTGGCAACATTCATTTACTTTAAATGAACAAAAAGAAGCTAGAGAAGTATTTGAAGGTGTAGCCAAATCATCTTTATTTATACCATCTTTTAATGCTAGTGGGCAATTTACTTGTTTACCTGTACACCAAACTTTAAATAATGATATAGTATATACTGAAGTAAAATCTGAAGATTTGCTTAAATATTCTTTTAGTTTAACTAAATTAGATGATGTTAAAAATCAAGTTAATGTAAGGTATAAAAAGAATTATGGTTCAGGAGAATTTGATAGCGAAACAGGATATAAATTAATAGATGGCGAAACTCCTCATAATAATTATGAAACTTACGATGCTGTTACTCAAAATATTTATCCTCCAGAACAATATCCTGATAATCCAGAATATCGCTATGATATAGGTTATTACGGATTAAAAGATAAAGAAGCAAAACTAGAAGTAGAAACAGAATACATTAGAGATGATTCAACGGCAAGAAAATTACAAAAAAGATTAGTTAATTGGTATGCTAATCAACATCTAATAGTTAAAATAGATTTACCACTTAATTATATAAATTTAGAAGTCGGTGATTATATCCAATTTGATAAACTTATAGGTGGTAAATTAGCTTTTGGGTACGATTACACAAAAACACTAGTAAAAAATGGTCAATTAGTGAATAAGTATTTTTTTATAAATAAAATTAGCAAATCATTAAATAAAGTAAATATTGAAGCAGTTCAAGTGCATCGTGGAGAATATGGAGTTCCTGATGATTTTGAAAATGATAATGGAGGAAATACTGGTATTGGTAATTTTGAATTAGGAGATTGGCAAGATACTGGTGATTATGATGATGATACTATTGTAGAAGAAGAGGTAGAGGAAGAGGTAGAAGAAGATGAATATCTTAATTGTAGCTGGTATCAAGGAGATAATAATTTAAATAGTAATCCTCAAATTTTGTTAGATACTAATATTGAGGGTGAGTTTAGCTGCGATGTAGTTATAACGCATAATGATGAGGAAATAGTGCATCCTGATACAGGGGAAGTATTAATACCTGTTGTTCAAGATAGTGAGCACGATGCTTCTGATTATATTAATGTTTCAAAAACTGAATATACTAATACACAAGGAAACATTCAAGGTGGAAGCGTAATGTTATCTACACCATACTTAATACCTGAAGGACACAATGGTATTGTGGGTCTTGTAAGAGTATATTATCAAGGCACAGCATATAGTGTTGAATTAGATTTTTCTCAAAATTATGTATATATTCCACCACCAGCTTTAGGTGATGTAAATGCAGATGGAATTGTTAATATTTTAGATGTGGTAATGATGGGTCTTGCAATACAAGGTGGAGCTCAAACACAAGCAGATTTATTAGCTGATAGTCCTCAAGGTGATATGAATGATGATGGAGTTTTAAATGTACAGGATGTTGTTATTTTAGTAGGTTTAATTTTAGGAGGATACGATGGAATCCCTACTTAAAAAAGATACAATTAGAAAATATAATCCTAGATTAGAAGAAAAAGCTATTATAACAATAGATAATGGTATTTGTTCATTAGAAGCAGATGTTGGTGTTATGGGTATTCAGTTAAAGTTTAAAGGTACGGCACAGATAACGCCAGAACTTCCAAAAGGGTGGATTTTACAAGGAAATAACAATACAATTATAATATTTACTTTACAATCTAATCCTATCCAAAATCAAACATTATTTAGTTATGTAGGTTCTATGGAAATTGTTAAAGCAATAATATCTAATGATAAAGGCGAAAGATTATCTGAAAGAATAACAAGAAATTATTCTAATTGGGGGTCACAAGAATTTGATTTTAGTGTAGACACAAGTAGTTGGGAAGATTATAAAGATACTAAAAGAGTTGGTAAAGTTAAAAAAACTACTTATAATTTACCTGACTATGATTTACCAAAGGTAGAAAAGAAAAAAATTAAGAGAACACAGGCGAGTTCTCGTAGTACAGGAGGATATTAATGAGCAGACAAGTTGTTACGCCAAGATTTTATGTAGATATACCAAGTTTTTTACACGCAACAGGGCAGTTAGGTTGGGATGACTCCCCAAGAGGAGGATCAGAACTTTTATATATGAATCCTTCAAACCCTTTTACAAGAATTGATGAAAACTCAACTATATTTTCTATTGGTAAACACGATACAAATACTCCTAAAACTTCGTTTCCTATTAATTTTTGTGCGTTGTTAAACCATAATTTTGCATCTGATAATAATAATGTTCAGATAGTAGGAAAATATGGTACTGAAAATGAAAGATTACACGGACCTACAAATGGTGTATCAAATGTTTTAAATACTTCTTCTTCAGATGATGATTTAGGTGAAGAATATAATGGAACAAGTATTTGCACTTTTACATCTATGGATAGATACTGGACATCATTTGAAGTTTTTATTTCTGATGGTATTGATACAAGTGTTAATCATCAATTAGGTTCTTTGGTGGTTGGAAAGTATTGGGATGCTCCTAATAACCCTGATTTAAACCTTACTATGACAAGAAGATTTGAAGGTATTAAAAAACAGCGTACAATAGGTGGAAAAACATTATCGAATATTTATTATGATGGAGCAACAGAATGGACTATGAATAGAACAGGAACAGATATTTATACATACCCACCATTTGAATTAGATAGTCCTGACGATATAGCTGATGATACATCACTTAATAAAAGAGCAAAAAGTGGTTTAGGTAGAAAAGGTTTAAGAACTTGGGAGTTTACATTCTCATATATAAGTGAAGATGATATGTGGATGGAAAATGAAGTGTCTAATACACTTACTTCAGATGATGTGACACCTAATGATGATATACCTAATCCTATGATTTCAGATGATAGTTTTAATTTTGTATGGAATTGCACTTTAGGTGGAACTTTGCCGTTTATCTTTCAACCTGATAACACTAATAGAAATCCAGATAATTTCTCAATATGTACATTTAGAGATAATAGTTTAAGTGTAAATCAAGTAGCTCATAATACTTATACTTTAAGTGTTACTATTGATGAGGTTGCTTAGCATTAGGTAGAACAATACCCATATCTATTACTGCCCATCTTTTGATCGCCTCAATAAGTTCAGTAAATTCTTCTACAGATAATTGTTTAGTAGATCCAATATCATACTTATCTTTTATAGTTTCGTGCATTTCTTGTTCAGTATAACCTAATTCTTTAGATAATATCCTAATTATAACCCTGTAGTAAGCATTTTGTTGTGGAGAACGCACCTTTTCGGCAGGTTTTATCTCTAGGTGAACATCACCCTCAATTAGATATAAGTAGTCCTTAAATCCAAGATTATCATCAAGTGTTAATTTACCTTGTTTTATTTTACCTGCGAATTTCATTACCATTCATCTCCAAATATAACAACTGCCGATGGAAATGGTGCAGATTGTGGCTTTTTACCATTCTCAAATTTAACCCTACCTTTTAAAAATCTTATTGTTGCGTGTGGGAAAATATAATCGTGCCAGTAACGAGTATCAGTTCTTGCAGGTATTAAACATACAACAATAGCACCTTTTTCATATTCTTCGTATGCTTTTTTTATCCATTTACCTATTTCTCTACCATAAGGTGGATTCATAAATACTCTTTCCCCCCCCCAGTCTTGCAATAACCCATCATCTTCTTTTGTATAAAAGTTAGAACATTTTGCATTATCTTTCGTAGCACACGGATCAAGTGTGAATAAAAATTCTTCATCTAGAATATCAAATAAACTTTTTGGTGTCGCCCATTCATTACTATCGCTTGAAAAATGTACTTTCATTCTGCGAAATACCCCCTTAATAAATAAAAAGCCTCTTTCCATAGGTTAAGGCTATGTTTGTGTTCAAATTGAAAAGAACCTATATTATGTCTTTCTGTGTGGTGTTTACGGCACAATGGTATGCAAGTAAAGTCTTTGATAGTTTGTTTTTTTCTATCG